GACCAGCGCATCAACGACCGTGGTGTTAAGGTTGACATCGACCTGATCGACCGAGTTAGCAAACTTGCTAACTCCGCATCAGAGAACATCGACGCAGAGATGAAGCGCCTTACGAACGGTCAAGTCAAAGCAGCAACGAACGCAATGGACTTAACCGCGTGGCTTCGTGGCTATGAGTTAAACGTCAACTCCGTGGACAAGCAGACCGTGACGCGGTTGCTGGCTATGGACGGGCTGCACCCCATCATCAAGCAAGTGCTTCGACTACGCCAAGATGGCGCGAAGTCCAGCACAGCTAAGTATGACGCGATGGTCAACGCAGCCAACGCCGACGACCGTATGCGCGGCCTCCTTATGTATCACGGCGCGGCAACGGGCCGGTGGTCGGGACGCTTGGTGCAGCCACAGAACTTCCCCCGTCCGCAAAAGAAACAAGACGAGTTGGACGAGATCATCGCCAAACTCAAAGCGGATAAGGATGTGTCGGAGCATGGGGCCGGAACGGTTCTGGCGTCCGACCTATTGCGGTCGATGCTGATAGCCGACGACGGCCATCGACTAATGTTTGCCGACTACTCGGCGATTGAAGCCCGCGTGTTGGCGTGGGTAGCAGGGCAGAGCGATCTCGTTGAGACGTTCCGGAAAGGGGGAGACGTGTATAAAGAAATGGCATCGGCCATCTACAACGTGGACGTGGAGAGCGTCACTGACGGACAACGGCAGGTTGGTAAGATGGCAATCTTGGGTTGCGGCTATGGCATGGGGGGCAAACGCTTCGCCGAGCAGTGCGCGACGATGGGTATCAAGGTAGACGAGGACGAAGCTAAGCGCATCGTGGCCGTCTACCGTGAGAAGAACAACAGGATCGCGCAGTACTGGCGTGATGTTGAGCAAGACTTTGTAGATATGGTAAAGGGAGCAGGCCGTGTTGGGACGGTTCCGCTTCCACTACCTAGCGGGCGGTCGCTTACGTACCACAATCCGCGCATCATTCAGCGAGAAACCCCTTGGGGTGCGATGAGAGATACAGCGCAAGTCGATACGTTGAATAGCGTGACGCGTCAGTGGACATCCCAGATTATCTGGGGTGGCCTGTTGACGGAGAACGTGGTGCAAGCAACCGCCCGCGACATGATGGCCACCGCCATGATGGCGTTAGAGATAAAAGGCTACCCGGTAATCCTGTCCGTCCACGATGAAATCATTTGCGAAGTGCCGGATGGTTTTGGTTCGCTTGACGAAATGATTGACATCATGACACAAGTTCCGGCATGGGCGCAGGGCTGCCCGATCAACGCCGAGGGCAAAGAAGGAAAGAGGTATCGGAAATGACAGCACACGCTAAGTTTGGCGCGTCGAATGCGAAGCGCCGCATCAACTGCCCCGGCTCACTCAACGCCGAGGCTCCGTTCCCTAACGAGAGTTCACCCTACGCCGAACTGGGTACAGCGGCGCATGAATTCGGTGAGTTCTGCTTAGTCAATGGACATGAAGACGCATTCATCTTCATTGGCCAAGAGTTTAACGGCCACAAGGTTGACGACAATATGGCCCGTGCGGTGCAGGTCTACATCGACCACATCCGCGAGACGGCTGCATTGGAGCCAAGCATCTGCCGCTATGAAAAACGCTTTAGCCTCGACAAACTCGATCCGCCCATGCCGATGTTCGGCACGGCGGACTGCATCATCTACGGCAAAGAAAGCGGAACGCTCTACGTCCTCGACTATAAGCACGGCCAAGGTGTCGCAGTTGAAGTCGCAGACAACGAGCAGCTTAAATACTATGCGCTCGGTGCTATCCTTGAGATTGGCGACAAGGCTCCAGTCAACAAGGTTGTCACGGTTGTTGTACAGCCACGCGCCATGCACCCCGATGGGCCGGTGCGGTCGCGTAGCTACAGCCGCGATGAGATCATGGACTTTGGCACAGACCTGATTGACGCAGCACATGCGTCACTGAAGCCGGACGCACCGCGCATCTCTGGCGACCATTGCAAGTTCTGCCTTGCGGCGGGGACTTGTTCGACCCTGCGCAACAACGCCCTTGAGGTTGCACAAGACGAGTTCGGTACAGTACGAACCGTCAATGACCTATCTCCACAGGAGGTTGCGGACTATCTGCAAAGAGTTCCGCTGATCGAAGAGTGGATCAAGTCTTTGCGCCGCCATGCCAATAGCCTGTTGGAAACGGGCGGCGGGCTTCCCGGCTATAAGCTGGTTGAGAAACGACCGACCCGCCGCTGGCGTGTTGAAGAAGAATTTGTGGCTTGGGCCACAGAAGAAGGTCTCGATGACGACGACATCTACGAAAAGAAGTTGAAGTCGCCACCGCAGATCGAGCGTGTTGTAGGTAAGAAGAACTTGCCTGCATCGCTCGTCATAGCTGTATCATCCGGCACATCAATGGTCGCTGATACAGATAACCGTCCAGCAATCGCTACCCTAGCGGTTGATGACTTTACCGTTGAATAAGGAAATACCGATGTCAAAAGTTATAACACCAGAAGCAATCATCTCGTATCCGCATGTGTTCGAACCACAGACGCCTCCGGGTGCAAGCGAGCCAGTTTATTCTTGCTGCCTTGTATTCCTTGATGGAACTGACATGTCCGAACTGAAGGCGACGGCGGCTGCGGTGGCCAAGGAGAAGTGGGGAGACAAGACAAAGAGCCTCATGGAAGGCGGCAAAATCCGTATGCCTTTCCGTAACGATGGCGAAGAGAAGGGCTACCCTGAAGGGTCGGTCTTCATGAACGTCAAATCTAAGCAAGCCCCCGGTGTGGTCAGCAAGTTTGCTGGCGAGAACGGCAAGCCTGCTCCGATTACAGACCCCAAGGAAATCTATCCGGGGGCAAAGGTCCGTGCCTCGCTGCGCGCCTACGCGTACAGCGTGAACGGCAACAACGGCGTTGCTTTCTCACTGGGCAATCTTCAGAAGGTAGCCGACGGTCCCCGTATGGATGGCCGCCTGTCTGCTGCGGACGAGTTCACTGCGACGGAACGCCCGTCCGCAGACATCTCCGACCTTGACGATTTGCTCTAAATAAAAGGGAGGGCCGGTGGGTTTGGAAGTCACCCACCGGCCCTTCTTAATCTAAAGCCTCCGAAATCATCTGGGCTTTACGCGCAAGTATCTTGTTGACGTGTTCGTCTACCGAATTGGCTAACGAGAACACGCGAACAATCACCGGCTTTAGCTGGCCGATCCTATGGCAACGCTTGGCCGCTTGTGCATTAGTAGAGTTCAGCCAATCCATCTCTACGAACGCCACCTGATTTGCGGCGGTTAAGGTAATGGCTGTCGAGCAGGCTGTGATTTGGCCGATGAATACACGCACCTTCGGATCAGTCTGGAAGTTATCAATCGCCGCTTGGCGTTCAGCCGTTGGCATACCACCTGCAACAACGACCGGATTGAAGTCCTTCAACTTATCGTAAAGCGTCTGTATCGCATCGGTATGGTAGGCGAAGATTACAATCTTGTCGTAGGCATCATCGGCCAACTCGCCCGCTATCTGTGTGGCGATGGGCGCTGCCTTGGCTACACCTGTCAGCCGACGCAGTGACGCGATATGCGGGGCGATGCCGTCTATCTTTTCGGACAAATCTTCGTTTGTCAAAGCGTTAGCAAGGATAGCATCGACGGCCTCCTTCTCTCGTGGGTCTTCAATGGGCTTAGTATCGCTCCAGTTAGCTACTTCTATCGAAGTATCCTGCCACCAGATGGGTGGTAAATCCTTCAACACAACTTCGGATTTACGGCGGAGCATCATTGATTTTAGCACGGTCTTAAACTCAGCCATGCGTTCCGACTTGTTCCCAAGAATTTGCAATCCAAACTTACCATTCCAAGTTTTACAAAAATACAATGTAAAGTCAGTGAAGTTTAAAGGGTACTGCCAAATCGCTTTGAGATGTGTCCACAGATCGCTGACATTAGAAGGAAGGGGAGTACCGCTAAGCAACCAAATACGATCAGCAAACTTAACAAGACCATCGCCACGACAATGCTGGCCGTAGATATACTTTGTGCGCTTAGCAGTACGGTTGCGCAGATAATGCGCCTCGTCCAAGACAAGAACGTCTGGCTCAAACTTTGCGATTTCATTGCGGACCTCCTTCGATTGCGTGATCTTATCGTAGCTAAAGACTTTGACTTCTCGCTCGACGGTTCCCCACCGCTCGAACTCACGACGCCAGTTGATCTTGGCAATGGCCGGACAGATCACAACGACCTTTGTGAGGCCGAGTGTATCACAGGCTGCGATAACTTGAAGCGTCTTGCCGAGACCCTGCTCATCGGCAAGGAATGCGGCCGGGTTCTTACAGAGAAAGTCTGCGCCGACCTTTTGGTAATCGAATAGATGGTTCATTGTCTTCCCTCTCGGCGGCGTAGCAGGCAAGAAGCGCAGCTTCGGCCCGGCCATCGTCCTTTTTCCGTGCGAAGAGATGGGCGTAATCCGGGAACAACTCTTGTGCCCGCTGACGACTGCCGTCCTTTCCTCCGAACGTGCGCATAGACTTAATCCAAGTCGCAGGCGGTATCAACTCAAAAGATACAGACAGGCCAGCAAGCACGCCTTCGACGATACCAGCCGCTCGGCCAAAGCTGAACATCGAGGACACACCTTGGCCCGGCATGGCGTGGACTTTCTCGATGAGAGCGGAAGTATCAGCGGTGACGTGACCGCGCAAAGCGTTGGCCAGCATGTGCGCGTCCACCTGATTGACGACACGCGGCCCGCGCTTGACCTTTAATGTAGGCATGTCGATGATGACAAGTTCTCGGCTATCCTTATCCAGAATAGCAACAGCCCCGAACGCGCCGGGATCAATGCCCATGAACTTCATGGGCAGTGTCTATGATATTAGAAGCTAGTTCGCAAGTGACTGCGTGGCCCCAAAGACTTACGATGGCGAAGCCCGTCGGGTTTGTGGCGACGTTTCGACTTTGGCTGTGGTCGCCACGACATGTCTTTAACGCTACTTTTCTTGGCCATTACTAAATCCCAGAAAGAAGTCCGATCAACTTATCACGCTTAGTTTTCTTTGCGCGTTTGCCGAGAGTTGACATAATAGCGAAGAATTGTTCATCGACATCTTCTGGCGAAGCCTTCGGAGACAGCGGAACAGGAGCCGCAGCCATAGCGACTTTAGGCGTCGTCTCTTTCTTCGGAGGCATAGTAGCCTCTGTATCCGGCTTGCCCATGAGGTCTTCCGCGCCAACAAGTTTTACGAATTTACGGACATAGTTCTTCGTTTCGGCGAATGGCGGTACGCCACCGTATTTGTTAACGTTTCCGGGGCCAGCGTTATACGCGGCGGCGGCAACCACAGGATCGCCAAACTTCTTCAGCATCTTTGCGTAGTATTTTACGCCACCTTCAATATTCTGGTACGGATCAGATATATCAGCGACACCCATTTCTTTTGCAGTGCTAGGCATAAGTTGCATATGCCCCTGCGCCCCCGCCGAGGAAGAACGAACATTTTTACCGCTGGCGGTTTCGTTCTCATATATAGCGCGAACATGCGAACGCGGAACGCCGTACTTGTCGGCCATCTGGTCTACATACTTGGTGTAGCTTTTCGACATAAATACCTCAGATACCCTTACCAAAAGACCGCTTGTCACCGTAGATAGGGGCAAAGCCACCCATCTCATCGGACTGTACATCTATCAAGACCTGCCCCTTTGGCGCGAGTTTACGAAATCTCTGAAGCGCATCACTTGACGCCTCGACCGGAGGTTTAATTACGGGTTCTGTAAGGGTAGCCGCAGTTGCAGTCGGCCCCAAACCAATCCGCGCCATATTGGCTAGTTGCTGCGCTGCTGGACCTGCTTCACGGGTCATGACATACTGTAGGCCCTGCCGTCCTTGCGGGCTATACAACGCAGCCAGTGTAGCCAATGTAGATACTGGCAATTCGTATGGAACTGCGCCTTCTTGTTGCGCCAGATATGTTCCTCCGGCTGTGGTTCCGACAAGGCCCAGTGCTTGCGCGGCAGCCGCACGAGTAAAGGTTCCACTTTCGGCGAGGCCTTTGGGTATCTCCATACCCGCACGGGTAAGGTCTTCAAAGAACCCGCCTATCTTACCATTACTTAAGGATTTAACGGCGCGGGTAAGACTTGTAGGGCTAACAACATTTCCTTGGTATCCGACTGCCTTATCCAAAACTGTCTGAGCGTTCCACGCCTTGTTAAGACGAAGAAGTTCATCCGCTTGCGCCGGATTTTGTTCGGCCAAAGTGTCCAGCATCCAACTACGGACCTGCGCTAGACCTGAACCAACACGACGCTCAAACCCATCATCAGATTTCATAAAAGTACGAGCAGTATCTGAAAGGCTGCTTAATGAGTTCTGTAGATTACGACCAGAGATACGGCCCATAGTATCGGCTACTGCCTCAACATTCTGCGATACCGTAGATAAGAAATCATCCAACAAACCCTTACGGCTGGCGGGAAGATTTAGGCTACTAAAAATATCACGAGTTTGGGCCTGCCAGTTATCTGGTAGCGCCATATCTAGATTTGGCACAAGGTCGTTAAACTTATCAGAAATACGCTTCTTTACCCAACTGACAGCCCTATCTCCTGATAGGTTCTTGGGGACGGGTACGTTAATGAAATCGGCAAGTTTAGTTACTGCCGCCTTTTCAAAATCCTCTGGAACAGTGCCACGGGCTTGGCTGATAAGCGCGCCAAGACCGGGAATAGAAGTAAGGGCCGTCTCCGCCATATTTGCGGCGCGTCCAAGCGCAGTATCGGTAGCACCAAGAATGGCCCCCGGCGTAAGACGAACGCCGAGATCAGTAAGCGTGCGGACACCTTCAGTTACCTTCGGGGCAATAACTCCGCCAACAAAATCGCCAACACCTTTTCCGACAATGCCACCGGCAACACCAGTAGCAGTTTCTCCGGCAAACTCGGTAGGCGTCTGCGCTTGCGAAAGAAGCGCGCTAGTCGCGCCGCCCGATACCGCAGACCCACCAAAAGTAGCGGGAGCCACAGAGCCGCCCCCGGCCACAAGAAAAGGAGCAACGCCAGCAACATTGCCGACAATCTGCGACACCTTGGCGGGAGACTGCGCGCGCAAAATGTTCTGCTGGGCCAATATATCGGTCGCAGACGGAGCAAATCCTAGGTTCGCACCAAAACGACTTACTGAAGGAAACGCTTGTTCAAGCCGCATAGCCGCTGTATCCAACGGCTGCCGCGCACCAAGATAAAGCCCTTCAACAATATCGGTGATTGTGCCCAAAGCACCGGGAGACGAGGGCCGTTGCGCTACTGGCTTAGACTGAGCATACGACTTCATAGTCGCATCAATAACTTCTTGCGACGTTCCATCTGGAAATTCGTGGGCTACCCCATCTGCGGATACCGCCTTAATGGTCATTGGATACGGTTCCCTTTGGCGTCATATGTAATGGTCTTTGTGGCTCTGGGGGCAATAGCCGCCTGTGCGGCGCGCATAGCCGGAGACTTGGGCGGGCGTACTTCAGCAATACGAGCATCAAGAAATGAACGCCGTTCGTCTATTAGCGAACGTAAGCCCCGAATTTTTTCTTCGACAGAGGCATCTGTATCGTCAGAACTCGGCTTGTAGGCCTCCAACTTCTGCATAAATTCGCGCATGTTTTGGTCGCCTTCACCCGGAATACGAGTGATTTGTGACGCAAGAGAAAACAACTGGCTTGCCGCAGTATTAAACCGTTTTACATCTTTACTGACAGACGACGTTGGCGCGATGCTTGGGAAATATTCCCGTGCTACCCGCCAAGGCTCAACCCCCTTCAGCGAACGATTGTAAATCTGTTCTACACGGTCAATCTGCTTGCCGATAGTCGCTACTTGCGATCTCGCAGCAGTCAAATCTTGGTAGATTGCCTGAGTAGGAACCGGCGCGGTTGCAGAAGCAGTCGCGGCTTCTGTGCCGGGCCTCAACCCAGCCCTAACTTTCTCTGTAGCAGCAGTTTCAGCGCCAGCTACAGCCCCCCGAAAACCGGGAGTTTCTGTCGGCTTTACCGGCTGCTGAAGGGCTTCAGGAGCGCCTTTTATAATTGGTGCGTCACGCCATCCCATTATGGTTTCCTCCGAATATTGCCTTCAGGATCAACAAACTGCGTTCCAGATGGAAGCGCGTTATATTGTTCATCACTTGCTACTGTGGGCAGATTTTGCAATCGAGCAGATGGATTGATGACTGCTCCAGAGTAAGGATCACGGGGGCGACCGAGTGGGTCAAATGCAAGCCGTGCTGGAGCCTGAGCCTTGTTCTGCTCAATAACAAGTTTGGCAAAATCATCAGCACTCATCAACTGAACGGCACGAGCGAGTTGTGGATTTGTTTGCTGAAGCTGGGCGACATATTCGGCTTTAAGCTGTGCCTGCCCCTCCGCCTGCTTACGTGCCTGTTGCAACTGCACAATCTGAAATTGTGCGTTCAGCTTATCCATCTGCTGCTTGCGCACGTTCTGAAGAACAGCGGCTGGATCAGAAGCGCCACGGCTGCCTGCGGCCTGAAGTACTTGGCCAAGCGCGCTAATCTTTTCGCCAGTCGATAGCTGGCCGATGCCGCCGCTCATGAGAGCCTGCATATCCGCAATGTACTTTGCCGTCGGCGAAAGCTGCGGGGCTGCGGGTGCGGCTGGCGCAACCCCTACCGGAGCAACAGCTTGCGGCGCGATAGAAGGCATAGCGCCAACAGAACGCACCACACCACCCGGAGGAGTGCGGTTCGGGACCAATGATTGCATCAAGGTTTCCATTGGGGTCGGCATCTAATTAGCCCTTCTTGAAGAGATCGAGAACACCGCCGATTGCCGAAGCAGCCGACCCAATTTGGCCGAGCGTTGACTGGCCGGGTGCAGTTGTCGTCTGTGTAATCGGAGACGGGAGGCCACTCGCGCCAGCAAGCAAAGTCTGAAGCTGCTGCTGCGGGAAGCCGCGCTGTTCGAGGAAGTCCTTGTACGCCAGATCAAGGTTCTGCTGAGCCATGCCGCGCTGTGCTTGGCCTGCGCCTTGAAGCATCGCAGCGTAGGCCTGCTGATTGCCAAGAGCCTGTTGGCCGTAGCCTGCAAGAGCGGATGCACCCGCAAGCTGCTGACCCGGCAGACCCTGTGCAAACCCAGCGGCTTGCGTGTATCCCTGATTATACAGGTTCGCCAGCGTCTGAGCCGTATTCAAATCTTCTTCACCTGCAAGCTGCGCTTCGTATACACCACGGCGTTCATTACCGAATGCCCGCGCTGAAGCCATCTGAGCCTTGGTAGCAGCGTCACGTTCAGCGCGGTTCTGTGCGAGACGGGCCATCGTGGCGTCGATGACGTTGGTCTGGAACGGCGACATGAAGCCGGAGACATCTTGCTGAAACTGCTGTGGCGAATATCCGGCTGCACGCTGAGCAACTTGGGTGGCTTGCTGAAGTTGCGGCATCCCAACTTGCTGGGTCGCAGCGTTGACCGCGGTCTGGAACGCCTGCTCTTCAGCGGGGCGGAAGCCTGCGATGCGCGGCCCCTGATATGCCTGATACGGAATAGCCGCGACTTGCTGTGCGGCCCCATAGTTACGCGCTAGAATATCCTGAATGAAAGGATTGAGCGCCTGAGTTTGCGTAGTGGTTGTAGTCGCCATTATATTCCCCGTGCGGTTGGGCCGCTTAATCCTTCGTTATTAACACAAAACAAAATGAATTGACAGCCCATTACGCGTGCCGTGCGCGTACTTGTTCGGAGTGACTTACATAGATTTCTACCTCGTGCCCGTCTTCGTCAACCATAATCAATCGAGCCGGAGGATAGATGCCTACATCAAGCCCTTGTTCGTACTTACTATTAACCGCCAATTCAATAAGGCGGTTACGTTGCGCCTCATAGGCGGGGTCGTACTGAGCGGGAGGTGGAGGAAGTTTAAGGGTCATCGACGGCCACCCGGAATTGCATTAAGGCGCTGCGTCCCCACACGCCAGCTACTCGGTGTAGTTGTTGTTACGCGCATCTTTATCTGGCGTCCGTTGAAGCGAACCGATGTTGGCTGTGTCAAACTATACGGACCGTAAGTTGACTCCTCACTAGTCGGATAATAACGCGTTGTAAACGTGGCGGAAACGCTACCCTGATTGCGTTCGTCAGGGATCATCTCGTTAACATATAGTATCTGGTCGCCTTGGCCAATCTGGAACGGACCAGTCTCTGCGTAGGGAAGCGCCCCGCTGTAGTTCAGCCCAACTTCGTGGTCGTAGATAAAGCCGTCGGCTCCGACCATAATCGGGTTACGGAACACGCTGCGGTCAGCACCAGCCGTCCGGGCCAGCGTCCCGATTGACCAGTGATTTTCAAGGTAATCCCACGAAACGTAGCTGTCATTCTCGTTAGAGTTAGCCGACGGATAGAACCACCAGACTTCGTTGTACTGGCTGTTGTTAACGGCGTATACTTTGGAGATTTGATTGAGGTTGATGTTATTAAAAACGTAATCGTAAACTTCACACGGCAATGGCTTTACGTAGCCATCATAGACGTGAAAGCCTTTCTGCCCCATCCAGACAGCCATGTTGTCAAGAACGGCAACGCAGTTTGCGGATGCAGCGCCACAAGCACGGCCTGCTATTTCTGCTTGATACACAAATGGCTGGCCCACGTAAGACAGGACGTGCGCGTCAATGTCTGTCAAAATAAGGTTTTGGCCACGAACGCGCTTACCAGTGATGATCCGCCCAGACGTTTGCAGGATGATGCTACCGGCCAGATTAGTAGACGCCGCTGTCCAGACGGTATTGTCTTCAAGGTCAGACCACGCAACCTTACGACCATCGCCGGAAGCACCGAGCGCAAACATCGAACGCTCGGCGGTGACGAGAAGACCAATGCAGCTTGTCGGCGCGTTTGTAATGACAGCGGCTTTTGTTGGCGTTGTATAATCAAGCTGCCACTCGTACAGTTTGCCGTCAGATGTCGAGCAGCCTACAAGATATTCACCCCAAGTGTCGAGGCTCCATGTTGTTGCTGCGGTTACAGAACCACTGTCCGGGCGGGGTGTGCCATAATAGCCACTGCCGTAAGTGCCGATCCCGAAACCCGCACCCGAAGAGGCATCGTCCGACCCCGCAGTAAAACCAGTAGGGGTGATGTCTACCAGACCATTTGATTGGGTTACGGCATATAGCTTTGAGGATGTCCCCACAGCCATCAAGCGGAACTCGGTGTTTGTTTTCCATGTAAGAAGAGAGCGGGCCTTGCCGGTTAGGGCGGAGACAGGGCGGACTTCCCAGCCCCCGACAGGCTCCATTGCTCCCTCTGTCCAACGCACAAGGTTAGTGTCATACCAGCGTCCTGCTGACTGAAGTTCAGTTCCGCTGCGATAAACGCCCGGTGGGATGCTGATAGGAATTAGCGCCATGTTGTTTTCCGTGTCTAGCCTTTAGTCCTTATATCACTTCTTGCGGATTTTTACAGCTTCTTCCCATGCTTCTACCGTTCGGCGGTGACGCAATGCGCAGTCACCATATTTAGCTAATATATCGACTTCCCATATAGCGCGCTCAGGATCAATAAGCGTAGCTGGTGGCGAGGGAAGCGGCGGACAGTTACTCGCTAGGTTCGCTGGCGGTTGCGGCATTGGCGCGATTGACGCCGCTTTCGAGCAACCCGACAATGCGAACATCAGGAACACAATCAGCAGGAACAGCAGGCAAAGTCTTGTATATCTCGCGGATGGTTTGCTTTTCTCCGGCGACCACCACATCGGCTTTATCTCGTTCGGATTGGTAGAGCGTTGAAACCTCATCTATTTTTCCTTGCATTTGCTGGCGCTGCTTCTCAGCTTTTTCCAGAACCGCAGAATACGCGGCATCGCACTGCCAGTCTTTGACCTTCCACCCGGCGGTAAGGCCAACAGCAAGAGCGCCTGCCGCCACATAACCCATGATCGGATCAATCCGCACCATTTATTTTGCCCCATTCTCTCACCGCAAATATAGTCGCACAAGCTGCAATCGTAGCCGCCAAATCCGTAAGCGAGATTGGTTGGCTGTTGACAATGGGCAAGGCTACCGCATTTACAATGACACCGCAAGCAATACCGACACATGTGACCGGACGCCACCAAACCCGGACACGCTCAAGCAGCGCGGTCTCAAGTTCTTTAATTGTCATTTTGGGTCTGGGTATTTTGACGCTGAGAGTTGGAAATGCGGGCCATCCTTAAACTTTTTCCAATCTCCGCCCCATTCTATCTGGACGCCCAACTCATTCGCAGCCTGTTTAACTGCTGCCGCCAACTTTGGGTAGAGTGGCCAGTGGAACATCTCTTCCGTTTCAATCTTGCCGTCCTTATCAATATCGACAAGCGGGATAAGATCAACCGCAAAGCCATGAATGTGGCGTGATCGCATCGTCTTCGATGCTCCAACCGCCACCAGTTGGCGCTGCCGGTCTATTGTCCGAAGCCCTTCGTTCACCCGAAAATCAATAGGGCTGATCTGGATTGCCCGGTGAACAACTTTAACCAAATCAGGGTGTACCCCGTGAAGGTTGGCCAGAGATTTTTCGCCTAGCTTAAACGCCATTACCGATCTGCCTTGTTGTCCAGCTTGTCTTCAATCCGGCGGAGGTGCATCATCACCTCGTCAAACTTCTTGTCGATGCTGTTGAACTTTTCATCGCCGAACTCCAGCTTCGTCTCAAGAATTGCAAGACGATTGCTCAACTGCGTCCACACGCCGATGATGGCGAAGATGCCCGCAACGACGGTGAGAAGCGTGTCGATGCCGAATGACATATCCATTAGCTTGGCTTCACTGGCCAAACGATGCTAAACGGATTAGCTTGATCCGTTATGTCGCGCAAGGCTTGACGGTACGCGGCCCACTCTGCGCTGTCTATTGGGGCGTCGGGCAACTGCGTCCAATCACATGCGGAAAGATACTGATTGCGCTCCGAGCGAATGTTCGCCCATTGGCGCTCAATGTCTTCAGCAGTGTGTTCAACAAGCACCCAGACTTGCGTCCAGACGCCGTCAACCAGTTCAATGCTCTGCTCAAGTTTATATGCGCTATTATCGTATGTGGGCTGCTGCGTGGTCACGACCTCATAGACATCGTATTCCGCCAGCGTGTCTGCGGGGATCGTCGAGGGGAAGCTAACCTGTGGATTGTCACGGCGCAACTGTCCGAGGCTGTAGGGTTGAGGCTGGCCATATATGATTTTAATCTGCATGGTAAGTCCTTATGCTGGGCGGAGGGCGAGAGTGACTGCGGCCCAAGAATAGGTAGTGCTGTTGGTTCCGCTGAAGGTAAACTGCGCTGGATCAAACGAGCCTGAAGTCCAAACGTAATAGCCAAGGCCGATAGTTGCGTCGTTGTCGTCGCCTCGCCCAGTGGTAATAAACTCAGTTAAATCAGAACTTGAGTAAGTTTGCGCACCAGCGATGTGCGCGCCAACACCGCCGGAAACAATTACCGCACCTCTGGATGTTGGCGTTATGGCTGGCGGGTTGCAAAGGACAGAGCTAATTCCGGTAGCCGTTGTCGATGTTACATCCAGTGGGGTAGCCGCATCTACGCCCCGCCAGACCTGAATAGCCCCAACGCCCGCATCGGAGATGCTACCCGTCCCGCCAGTTATCGTAACATTGAAATCAGCAAGGGTGTAGATTTTGTAAGCGACAACTAAGTTTGTGTCGTAGGTGTCGTTTGAAAAAAGTTCGGCGACTTCGGTATATCCGCTGACAACCAAATCGCGGTCGGCAGTAGAGCCAGTCCCAAAGTAGACAATGACTAAATCACCGACGGATGGCGCGTTACCCAACCCGCCACTCAAAGTACCTGACAGCGATACAGTTATGTCGCCTGTGGTTCCCACACTACTAAAATTGCGACCGCCGACATATTGAATGTTGCCCGCATCAACAGAAGTCGCGCCTTTAAGAAACGTAGCCAGCATCAGGCGTCTCCAACCCGCGCCCCGTAAATTGTCGTGCCGACCTTCCAAAGCACAATAACTGTGTAGCCGGACGTAGCAAGCGTAGGCGCAGTGCCGCCATCCGTTTCCCAAACCACAGCGAGTGTTGACCAAGTAACCGTATACGCAGAGCCATCGTCAATCATGAGCGTGATGGACTGCCCAGCGGCCCAGTTAGCTTGTCCTGGCGTCCGGTTGGCCCCTAACGTCCATGTTTGAATAGAGCCGTTGTTTGGGTCGAGGTTGACGGTCGTGCCGTCCGTAATGGCGAAGACTTCTTCAGTGTAGCCATTGTTCAGAACAGCGCCTTCAATGGTTTTGCCCGAAAGCGTCTGCGTATCCGTTGTGCCGACAAAAGCGCCCGTTGGGTTGGTCTTGACCGTGAATGCAGATGTGCCGTTGCCAATGACCACGCCAGTAAGTGTACCCGTACCTGTGCCCCCCTTGGCGACAGATAGCGTGGTAATCGTCGGCTCTTTGCCGTCAAGTTGCGTTTGGATTGCAGAGGACACGCCATCAAGATAGCTGAGTTCCGCAGGACTGATTGTCGCGCCGTTGGCGGATACGTTACCCGCTATGGCCAGCGTCTTGCCAGCGCCGACATTCAAGCCGACAGACGTTCCCGTGCCAGCGGCAGCAAAGAGTGCATCGACTTGATCGAGGTCCGTATTGAGTTTCGTCCCCCAAGTATCGGCGGATGCACCGACTTCAGGTTTCGTTAATCCAAGGTTTGTTGTGGTTGTATCAGCCATTTAATTCCTCACGCAGCTTGCTGCCATATTTCTTCTGTAACAGAAATTGGTGTCCATGTCTCGTTTGTTATTGATTGTGGTGTCCAAGTTTCTGCAATTACTTCGACAGGTGTCCAAGTCTCAGATGTATCGGTCGCGGCCGTCCACGTTTCCGGCGTGATTGGCTCCGGCTCCCACTTCTTTGTGGCGTTAATACTGACGCTAGATTGCGCGTTACATGTTACGGATGTCGGCGTCTTGCGGATTACGGACACGCTTGTTGAGGAGACTGCATTCGCCGTTGCGTCGATAAGGAACACACCTTGTAACGACACATCAACGCTAGGGATGGCGTTAGAGACACAGGACGCAGACTGAATACGAGTTGCGGCGGTTGCCGTACTAGACGTTGCGGTAGCTACCACCGCGGCGTTCTGGATGCGTTTCGCCGTGACAGACACACTTGATGTAGCGTCGGCGGTGATCGCAATCGTATTGATCTGCTGCGCGGTTACAGTCGTCGAGGATGTTGCGGTATCGGAAGCAGCGGTCAGTAGGATACGCTGCGCAGAGACGGCAGCACTAGACGCGGCGCTTACAGTGATAGACGCCTCTTTGGGGTCTATTCCGTAATTACCGCGTCCGAATAGACCGCTGCCGTAGCCAGCCATCTACTTAGTCCAGATTGATGTCGAAGTCGCCCGCAGGAATACGGAGAACGTCACCGCTTGCAATCGTCTTGCTCGTGGTCAGCGCACCATAGGTCATGAGGTTTCCGCCAGAAACAGCGTCATAGACCGCAGCATAAGTCACTGTACCCCATGACGCAGTTGCAGTCGGAAACTCAACAGCCGCCGTATTCGACGCTTGGTTGTCGGTGACTGTGAACGCAATCGTCTGACGAGCGTAAGAGCCGCCGGAGACTTCCGTACCGCTGCCGCCTTCGCCGGGATCAGACGTAAAAAGACCGACATACAAAGTAGCAGGCGCGGTGTACGGCGTTGCACCAAACACATGACCGAGAACTTTGTTCTCAAGATAATTAGAAAAACTCATCCGAAAGTCCTTATCCGTGCTTTAAGTTTAGACGAACCAATACGGGCACGCTCATCAGCGATACGCATATCTTCTACCAGCTTCTCGTACATAGACGCCCAAACACCAGTACGTTCATCTTCCTTGAGATACGGCGCGGACTGCATCAGCGCGCCGTATAGGTAGATGTCTGGACTTTCAGTAAGCAGCCAATTAGTCGGCGCTGCGTCGGACAATGCGGGTAGCTTGGCGTAGTAAAGAAGTTCCGCGTCGTAGCTTCCATCTGGCTGCGGTAGAACTTCGAACTGCTGGCCAACGGTCGTGAAGAACATCGGCTGGTTCGCCGCGCTGTACATCTGGCTGTCTTCAAGAAGCTGTTCCGGCGTGACGTAGAGTAGCGGGGTGATAGGGTTTGTGTTCAACTGGAACCGGATAGTTTCTTTCCAGTCAGCAGGAACAGCAAAGTACGGCGTATCCATAGTTGCGGTCGCCCGCGTCACCATCTTGCGGTGGCGGATTTGGCGGGTCATCTGCGCTTCAGCAAGCGAGATAAAGTTGGGTATAGCCGCCGTCAAATCAGACCGATTGAGCCAATCGGCGACTGCGGTCTTCAACTCTGAATACGTCGTAATCGCCATTAAACAGTCCCCGGCCTTGTGCGGAAGTAACGATTATCTGGATCGTTCAACCACTTCT